TTAAACAGTTTCTAAAACACTCACAACCTTGCCGTGGATCTTGGTGGTGTTTGGGTTTACTTGATACTTATCACCTTCACGGAAAAGGTAAACATTGCCGTCGGGAAGCATGCCTAAATTACCCAACTGGTAAATGCCATTAATCGTAAAAAGGTACTGACCATTGGACACGGTAGTTTCATTTGAGTTGATAAAAAGCAAATGCCCAGCATCTTTCACAATCAAATCTGAATCATCACCAGTTACACCAACAAGCTGCAAAAATGCCTTATCGGTACAAACTTCAGACGAAGGTTTAAGGTTTCCGTTTTCAATTGAAAAAATTTTAAGTGAAGGGAGGCGATAACTGGCTAAGCGTTCCTGCACACCGATCACCTGACCATCTATATATTCAGTCTTTGTTGAAACACCATATTTCATCAAATCAACTGACTCACCTTCATGCCCAAAGCATAGATATTCCATAGGCACACCAGTCGCTAAGTGAATTCTAATGAGCAATTCAAATGGTGTTGTATTGCGGGTTTTCCATGTCGCAAATGTACCAGAGCTAACAGAAAGAAGATCTCCTAACTCAAGTCTATGCCTTACACCAAAGAGCGATAACAGTCGCAATATCACCGTTTCACCGCCGTCGTACTCAGGTATAGAATTCAAAGGAATTCTGAATTGAGTATTTTTAATATTGACAAGATTTTTCATTTGATCAATTATGTCTCGACTTTGAAATTTCCACCGAGTAGCGCCAACTACTCGAACACTCAACAAACGAGGTTAACACAATGAGCAACATAACCATAAACATTGATGCGCCTTTTTTGCGTTATGCCGAATACGCCAAAAGAACGGGTACAACCGTTGATAACGTTCGCTATTTAGTAAAAGTTGGCAAGTTGCCAATCCGCCCAAAACAGTCACCAAAAGAAGACCCGATGATCAACATGGTGGCGCTGTTTGCTGAGGCCGCAGCACTGTGTGGCACTCAAACGATACAGGCAAACCATATTAGCTAACCGACTCATTTGAGTGAGTAAATTGAGCATAAGCAAAACGGAGATTTGCGGCCATGTATAGCAAACACGCGGGCATACAAGCAGCCAGCAGCAGCCAGATAAAAGCGGCACATCAACCGCATGTGGCGGGCGCGCTAAGGCAATTTGCAGATAGCGAAGAACTGAGCGAAGTCGCCAACGCGGCCAACATCAGCAAACCGCAAATGCTGCGCAATAAGCTGCTACTTAACCAGCCACACCAGTTAAGCATCCACGAAGCCGTGGACATTGCCAAGGTAAGCGGCAATCGCTGCATTATCGACGGCATGCTGCTTGAGCTGGGCTGCGTGCCATCGGTGCCAGTGGCAGAGCTAGCCAATAGTGAACGCCTATCACTGACCGACCGCGCGTTAGAAATCACCGCCAATTCAGCCCGTTTGGGCGCCATCGCTCTGGACATTAAAGCCCGTCGCCGCGTTAACGAGCGCATGCGCCATGAAGTGGTTAAGCGTGCCAGTTTGGTAATGAGCGAATTAGCCATTTTTGTGCACGACGTTGAACAAAAGTTCCAAGCCGTACCCGTGTTATCAGTGGCATTCGATGCCATGCAAACCATGCCCATGCCGGGCGTGATGTAAAGAGGAAGGTCACTCGATGAATACCACATTTGCATTATTGGCCCGCTATCAATCGCCAGTGGTGAGCCTAAAGGAAATTTGCCAAGAGTTTTTAGGGTTAACGCCAAAAACTGCTGAGCAAAAAGCGAGTGCTAAGGAATTGCCGTTTCCTACCTTCAAGCTGCGCGATTCAGAACGCTCACCGACGTTAGTCAAAGTCGCGGATCTTGGTGAGTACATGGACAACCAATATGCCCAGTCGCGCAAAGACTGGGACACCATCCAGCAAGCGAAACAGTAAGAGGCAACACCATGAGCCAATTAGCCGTTAAGCCAACACCAGCACCAGCACCGCGCCAATTACCGCCAGCCGCCAACGAACACGGCGGCGACGCAGGGTTAAACGCCATTGCCGCCATGCGCGCCGCACTGGGCAAAACCAGCGCAGCCAGCAAGTTCGACCGCCTAAGCCCACAGCAAAAAGCAATTTTGTTGCTCGCAGCCAGTTTACGACCATCGCAGTACATCAACAAACCGCTAATGACGCTCACCACCGACGAACGCGAGGCCATCCGTCACGCGCTTATCAGCCTGGTCGACCTTGGCCGCGCCTTTGCCGCCGTGCCATTAAGCCGTGACCAGTTCATCGCGCCAAAAATCACCATGCCACTTTCGGCACCACAAACAGGCCAGCAAAAAGCAGCGCAGCAAGCGCCACAGCGCCAAGACGTTAACAGCGGATTTGAAGAGATAAGCAGACTGGCCGCAGAGCTGGCGAGCGAGATAACCGAGTTAGACAAGCACTAAAAGTAAAAGCCACAACCGCGGTAACGATTGTGGCCCATATCATTCAATGAGGCACACCAAATGACAAAACCAAGCATAGCAGCACAAGTCACACCCGCGCAAGCCATCATCAACGAGGCGAATCGGGTTATCGCCACCCTCAATTTCAGCACACCAGCAGACCGCGACATGGTCGAAGCCGTGCTCGAATCCCTAAAAGAAGTCGCCGACATCATCGCGCCAGCCGTCGGCAAAACCCTTGGCATTCGCTTAATCGCCATTCGTAACAATATCCACGTCAACAGCATACAGGCGGCCTAATGATGAGCACACAAACCACAGCGGCCACAGAGCCGCAATTTGACTTAAGTAATCCACAGCATTTAGCCATGCGCAAGTTAATGGCCGATGTGTATTCGAACCACGCCAACGCGCTTTTATGTGGGGTCGAAAAATCCGCCATTGCCTATCGAGGTATGGGGCAAGGTTTAGAGCGTGTTGCACTTTATGTGATTGCAGATCCAGTGCTCGTTTCATTATCTGCATCGTTAAATTTCGCCATGTTTTACATGGAAGAACTCTACAGAGCGAGGGCAGAAGCATGAGCCAACAAATAACAGCAGTAATGTTGCCGCAATTTGATTTAAGCAATCCGCAGCACTTGGCTATGCGTAAGTTGCTCGCTGATGCCTATGCACAGCACGCATACGCGTTAATAAATGGGTATGAACAGAATCAAAAAATGTGCAGAGGTATTGTTCTTGGGTTGGAGCGTGTCGCAATTTATTTATTAAATGATTCAACGCTTAAGAATATTTGCACTCAATTATTTATATCAATGCGAGAAATGGAAAAAGCCTCAAACGCGGAGGCTATAGCATGAGCACCTCTCATTCAAATCAGAGCCAAATATTAGCCGAACTCGGCTACAAACAGCGCAACCATATGCGCACAAATCAATACGCGGGCTTTCGCAGCGACGGCCAGCCATACGCAAACCGCGCCAAGGTAAGCGAAGAAAAGCGCATATCACGCGCGCGTACTCGCCAAATCGAAGACATTCAACTCGCCAAAGAACTTGGCATCAGCCTGCAAGAGTTAAGGGGTGCGCTATGAGCACTAACCAAGTCGTTATCGAATTAAAACAACTTATCCAATCTGAAATAAGCGATTTCTTTGCTGGCTTTGAACAACCGGGTGAACCAGAAAACGCCAATGAAATGAACAGTCAATTACAACAGCGTGTTGAGAGCTGTTTTGATAAAGCCGAAGAAATCCGCTGTGAACAAATAACCTTGGAGTTAGCTGACGATATTGAGCTGACACTTGCACATCAGCACATAGACGAGCTTCACGAGTGCATTGCTAATGAAGATATCGAAGCCGCCAAACGATTGATGGCTGATTTTATTAACATTCAAGTGCCATTTTAAGGAGTTAGCTATGAGCACTAAAACAGTCGCTATCAAAATCAAAACACCATCAGGTAATCGGTATTTTTACGGATTTGGCAAAGGCAAGAGTGTGCAATCGGCGTGGTCATTAGCTGGCGCAAAATTGTTTCAAATCGGTTCAAGCAGCGAAGCTAAATTGAATGAAATCACTGAATACCTCAAAGCCAAGAAAAAGCGCTTTGAAATCGTTGAAGTGAGCGAAACAGAACAGGTTAAGCCGTCGATAATTAGCGGGCTTAAGTTGGACTTGTTAAGCGCATACGGTGACGGCTGGTTCGACGGGTTCCTTGCAGCGCAGCGAGAAGTGAATAGAAGCGGTGATCTTGAAGGTTTTCCAGAAGATATCGTATTAGAGCTTTCAGAGATTGCCGAGTCAGAGTGCCAGCTCATTAGAGAGGAAGAAACGACAACTGACTCAACTAGCTCATTAACGCTGAGTTTTATCGGTCGCAATCAAGCCAAAGTCGCACGTAGAGAAGAGTATCGACACATAGAAGCCCTGCACGAATGCATTGCCAATGAAGATATTGAAGCCGCCAAACGATTGATGGCTGATTTCATTAACGATGAAGTGCCATTCTAAGGGGCTATCTATGAGCAGCACACACGGCAACGTACGCGAAAACGAACTCTACCCAACGCCTGATAACGTCGTCGACGCCTTAGTCGCGCAACTGGTGTTACGTCCAACAGACAGATTTTTAGAGCCATGTATCGGCACTGGCGCGATATACGACAAAATCAACTTACCAGATGCGCAAAAGAGTTGGGCTGAACTTGACCGCGGCGTGGATTACTTAACCACGCAATTCGGTCAGCAAGACGTGATCATCACCAACCCGCCATTTTCGCTAACCACTGAGTTTTTGCTTAAGTCGCTTAGCGAGCTGGCACCAGACGGCACACTGGCCTATCTGCAACGGGTGAATTTTTTAGGCAGTAAAGTGCGCGTGCCATTTTGGGCACAAATTGGCTTTCCTGACAAAACGCCGATCATCATTCCGCGCCCGCGCTTTGTCGGTGGCGGTAGTGATTCGTGCGAATACTCATGGTTTATTTGGGACCGTGGCAACCGCTTCCAAAATATACCTAAAGGCTTAAGCCACATCATCAGTGAAGAACTGCCAAAAGCTAAGAAGCTAAAAGCCAAGGCAGCCTAATGACTCACGATGATTTAATCCGTAAAGCCGCGATTAATGTCGCGGCGATTTTTACGCGGCCGCACTCAATTGCTGATCTCAATTGGGCGGTAAAAACCGTTATCGATTTGCCGGAAGATGTGGCCGTCACCCTGTTCCGCGAATACTGCCGCAAGCGCCGCGCGCTAAATCTTGGCCGTAGCGCAAACATTTGGCTGCGTAAACGCTGCGCCTCGCTGCGCCAGATTATGCAGCAGTTCCCAATCCCTATTTATCACCTAAAAACCGAAGACCGTCGCGCCGATATCGCCCGCGAATGGGCCGACCGTTGCCTCAGTGTGCTCAACAATCTAACCCAGTTCGGCACCGTGCAAGTGGATGCGCTCGAACTGCTTAAAGCGGTCAAAGAGCCAGCCGACCAATGGCAGTTTTGCCCAGCACTGCCAGACCTAAAACACTACTACGCGCAAAAAGCCGCAGGCGTATTTGATGCCTCGCCCGTCATGTATAACCTGATCGCGGGCGCACTGGCGCGGCTTACGGATGAAAACTGGTGGGAGCGTAAGCTAAACAAGGCTTACGGCCATTATGAGGAGCATATCGCGATCATCGTTGGCAAAGTCCGCAGCGGTGTATCGCCATATGTTTCTAACCATGCCTATAAGCAGTATCAAGCCCGTAAACGTGCCAATGCGGCATGGCTCAATAGCATGATGGTGGTTAACGAGGAACACGGCATCGAGTTAACCCTCGCCGATGCCGTGGCCGCTTCAATCGCTAACCCAGAAGTGCGCCGCGCTGAATTGATGGTCCGTATGCGTGGCTTTGAGGAGCTAGCCGTCGAAGGCGGTTATGTGGGCGAGTTTTACACTTGGACAGCGCCAAGTAAGTTCCACTCCTACGGCAAAAGCAAAAAGGGCAAAACCTACTCAAACAAGCGTTACAGCGGCGTCACCCCAAAAGATACTCAACGCTATTTATGCGGCCAATGGGCCAAAGCCCGCGCCGCCTTTGCCCGTGAAGATATCGAAGTATTTGGCTTTCGCGTGGTCGAACCGCACCACGACGGCACACCGCACTGGCACTTATTACTGTTTTTTAAACCAGCACAACTGCGCCTAGCGCGCTCCATTATGCGCCGCTATGCCCTGCAAGATGACAAAGCCGAACTGGCACCACCTAAGGGCAAGCGCGGGGCTAACTTCCAAGGCTACCGCCCACGGTTTGACTTTAAAACCATTGACCCAGCCAAGGGCAGCGCCACAGGCTACATCGCCAAATACATCGCCAAAAACATCGACGGCCACATGGTAGACGATGACTACGAGGCCGAAACCGACGGCAAGCAAGGCGCGCAAAACGTGGCGGCATGGGCCAGCACATGGAACATTCGCCAGTTTCAACAAATCGGTGGGCCTAGCGTTACCGTGTGGCGCGAGCTGCGCCGCCTGCGCGATGAAATCGACTTTGACGAAGCCGTCGAACTCGCCCGCAAAGCCAGCGACGGCAACACCTCAACCCATTGGGCGCGCTATGTCGAGGCCATGGGCGGGGTATTCTGCCGCCGTGATGAACGTCCGGTACAACTAGCGAAGGTTTGCCATGAAGGGGCCAACGTCTACGGCGAAGATGTGTTGAAAATCATGGGCGTGATGTCGCTCGAAAATCACACCTATATTAATACCCGCCTCGATGGCTGGAAAATCAGCGCGCCACAGGCCGCCACCGAGCCGCCAAGCGCCGAGGAACGGGCTTTTGATCGTGCTCTTGATTTGGCTTTTGATTTGGCTTCTAAAAGCGGTGACAACCGCGCACCTTGGAGCTCTGACAATAACTGTACGCAGTCGATCAAAACCAGCGGAAAGATCGCGAATGAGATCAAAACAGCGGATTGGATGCTCATTCAAGAGGCCAAAAAGTTGGGTATCGACGCGGATAATCTTAAGCGCCTACGTGCGGGGGCTGTGATTGATAACGTGGTGGGTGATGTTCATCAGTTTGTGCGCTTGCGCAATGGTCATTTAATAGTCAGCCGTAAACCGTTAGTTGCCGTGGATACCACGGCCACACAAAACGACTGGGACGATCCCGCCTTAAATTATCAGTTAGAAGCCATGCAGCGCGCCCAAGATAAAGACCTAGACGCCATACTGCGCGCCCAAGCGTGGCGCGTGCTCGATGGTGATCGCGACGTAGAGCACTGGATTGCCGACATGCCGCCAGCCACAGCCAAACGCGCACTTAAGCAGTTAGCCGAAATTGTGAAGTTACATAAAGACGACAAATACGCTTTCCCCTATGTCGAAAAACCAAAAGAGAAAGCCACCACCTTTGACGATGAGAGAGAGGACTGGGATGAAGCATTCTAAGCCAGCATTTGGCCCCACATTTGCCAAAGCAAAAGTGAACAAGCAAGCGCAAAAAGCCAAAGCGCAGCACTGTTGTAGTTGCGGTTGCTTTATTCCATTCGAGCAGCGCAATAGCACTAACGCCTGCGAAAAGTGCGCCGATGAAATGGCGTTTTTATACAGCACAGTGGAGCAAATCAGCGCAAAAATCACCGAGGACTATCGCAAAGAACATCCAAGCGAGGACTGGGACGATGAAGCTTTTTAACATCATCAGCTCCGAAGAACGGCAAAAGATAGAAGCGGCCTATGCCAAAACCGCCGAGTGCCAGGCGCGTTATCAACGCTGCCTTGCGGTGATTAATACCAACGAACAATTTAACAACGGCAAAACCAGAACGCGCCAATGGCTGGAAGCCATCACCGACACCGCCGAGCGCGAACGCTGCCGCACGGTATTGAATAACATCATCGCCGCCAAACGGCTGTATGCGAAAAAAGACTAATCAAGAGGGGAAGGGAAATGCAACTAACACTAACCAATGACGATCACGAAACAGTATTGGCCTATGTCACAGCAAAGCACCGGGGCAACGGTTACAAAGGGCCATGCTTTATTTTTCTGCCTCGCCTTGCTGAATTGCATCTAGAAAACAGCATTAACATGGCAAATCAAGCAATTAAAAAAATGATGGTGAAAGCATGAAAACACTCATCCAAGGCTGCGAAACCGCGCAGCAATTCGAGATCTTGCTTAAGCTAACCAGCATCAGCAGCCAAGCCAAAAAAGACGCGCTAAGGGCGTATCTCGTCGATGGCCTGCCAGCAAAGCGCGCCTATGCGCGCTATGGGGTAACGCAACAGCACTTTAGCGAAGCACTCGCTACACTAAACCAAAAAGCGGATCTGGCAATGCAGTACGCCGCATTGCAAAAAACCAAAGCGGAAAACAACTTTGATGAACTTAGAGAAAAAATCATCAAAGCAAAACAGAACGGCGGCTATCAACCAATGCTCATGAATCATCAGCACTCAACACCACCAGGCGATGATTGAACACATTGAAAATTCACACTAGAAAAGTAGTGTGAAAAAATAGGTGTTATCAAACGTATGTAATAAAGTAAGATGCTAAAAACGGTTTTGATATTAGCGTTAATTTTGGTGATAAATTTATGAATAACAAAGAAAATAGACAATTCATTGCGGGTGATGTTGCACTACTAACGTTAGGTGAACATTCAGATTATTGCATTAATGAGTTAGTAAAAGTAGTAAAAGACTTTGATCTAAAAAAAGTAATTGATGATTGGGCGTCAGAGAATGCTAGCTTCTATCAAGAAAAAAACAGGAATTACTATCTTAGAAAAAACAATGGATTAAAGTTTGTTGATTGGTTAAGTAAACAAGGGTATGTGGAAAAAATAGCATATCAAGAGATTAACACTGGGTACGACGATAATGAAGTCGATATCATTGAATAAAATAAAACTAACAAAAAGCCCTCAATCGAGGGCTTTTAACTCTTCGCGGATACTGAAAACTCACTTCCTCAAAATCTGCTTAATCGCCTGCAAGTGCTGCTCAATCTCATGCACCTTATCATCAGTAAGTTTTGGCGCTTCATTCGGTAGCGCCAAAATCTCCGAGGCATCCGCACCAACGGCCTCGGTAATCGCTAAAAACAGGCTCATTTTCATATCATAACCGTTCTCAATCTTCGACAGCGTTCGAGGGCTCACGCCAACCTCCTCGGCTAAATCTAATTGCGTCATACCGCGCTTTTTTCGTTGATCTACAATCCATTGCCCAATCTCAAGTAGGCTTATTGTCATTAAAACTCTTAGTGTTATAGATCACATAGTCAAAAAATCAGCAACAAACTTCTATAAAAAATAGCTCAATGCGAAACAACTTGCGCATGTTAGCCGATTAAAGTCGATATTATACCGTACGTAACATAAAGGATTTACGTTAACAACTCACAAGGAGAACACCGCTAAATGTGCGATTTAATTAGAGTTAAACAAATGGAATTGGTCATCAGAGCAGTAGAGTGCAACAGCACGGTATCAGATAAGGAAATTGCAATCGCACTGCTTGCAGAGCTGATCAGTTCATGCCTTAAAGAACACCGAGAAGAACCGCGAGCCGCTTAAAACATTAGTTCACGCTGCAAAGCCTTGCGATGTTCGGGGGGCAGGGCTTTTACCAGTGCAGACACAATCTCAGAGGTGGTTTTAGCCGAAGGGCTTAAAGTATGGCTAAACGACACATTAGCCACAAACGTGTGACCACATTCAGGGTCAGTACATGAGCAATACAGATTAGCAACAGCAACACTTAAACGGTCAGTTTTACCAATAACGGCTTTGCTATGGCAAGTAGGGCATAATATCCGCATCACGATCTCCCAATCGTTCGCACATCTCTTAACAGAGCAACAATGCACAGTGTAAGCCAACATACTGTTTTTTTAAACAGTAAAGCCCTCAATTGAGGGCTTACGCAAATACTTATCCACACAAAACACTAAGCTGCCTTGCCAAACTCCATATCAAACACCAGTTTTAGCGCGCGGCTAATCTCGGGATCGCGGTTAACGGCATCGACAAACATCTTAATAAGAGGCCGCGTTTCACTCTTAAAATACACCTCATCGTACTTGAGCGGGTCACCAAGGCCTGCCGTGTTTGTGGGGATCATCCCGCCAAGGCCAGCGGGGAAGCGATGCGCGTTAAACACATCTTGAGCGGTAATAGTCTTAACGTTGCCGAACTCGTCTTTCGATTCAAAGTTACCCACGGGGATGATCTGAACACCTTTTTCTTTACCGTTGGGAATATTAACAAACAGAGAACTAAAGTTACCAACGCCTTTAGATGCTTGAATTTTTTCCTTAATTTCTTTTTCAACCTCAGCGTCTAAATTCGGGTCCGTGGTATACAAGATAAAGCCCATATGCGCGCCGTTAATGTAGTATTTGCGCCGGAACAGCGTTGAATCTTCATTCAACAGTAATGACTGTAACCCGCCCAAATAATCAGGGCAGCCATAAATCTGTTGCACTGTGTCATAAATTTTCACCCAAATAATGTCTTTGGCTTTATAACGCTTAAACGTGTTTTGCCGCTCTAGCACCACTGCGCCACCATCACCAGCTACACGCGTGCGGTAACTCGGTAGCGGGAACAACCGCACCACTTGCCCAAAACCATTGCGGATCTTAAGTAGCGCCACATCACCAAATTGAACACAGTTTAAAAAGCCTGCCCCCATTTCCTGCGCGCTCATCCCGCCAGACAAATAACGCGCTACCGCCATATTCGCCCGACTTTGCACAATGCCGCCGTGCTGCGCATTACGGCGGGTGAGGTTCGCCAGCAATTGCCGATCCACGGGCGGCTCCCAATAGCCATCATTTTCGTTGTAAAACAGCGAATCATAGTCAGTCAGCCACATATTCGGCATGACTTGCTCAGGCATGCTAAACACCACCGTTTTCGGCTCACTGGCCGTCGCATTGGCGGCCACGTTGGTGCCGTCGTCATTCGCCGCTGTTAATGTTGCATCGCCCATGATGAGGTTCTCTTATGTTCATAGTTGAGGGGTTCATTGATCACCGCATGGGCAATCGCAAAAAATACGTCAGCGTGTCCGGTCACATTGTCGCGGCTCGCCTTAAACGTGATCGCGCCGCCGCCATCGGTCGACGTGCGGCGAATAGATAAGCAGCTCATGGCAATATCTTTGTGTGAGGCGTCCCACTCAATCCGGCCGCCTTCAACCACATCAATCATCTTGAGCACTAAGCGGGTCTTGCTACCAACGCTGTAATGAATCGCCGTAGCCTCGCGCGGGTACAGCGTGCTAATCGAATCGAACACCCCCGCGCCGATGCCTGTTGTGTCCACGCCGATATAGGTCACGCGGTACTTAGCGTAAATCTTTTGAATTTCGGCCACATGGTGCGAAAAGTTCATCCCACGCCAATAATGCTTCTCGAGTACACGGAACTTTTCACCTTTCTTTTCACCTGGTGCCACCACAACCAGCGTGGCATTATCGCGGGTTCGCGACGGGTCATAACCGAGCCACACCTCACGATTGCCAAACGGCCTAGGCGCAGCAGGTTTGTGATCCTGCCAGCGAGCCGCATCGACCATGCACTTTTCAAGGTCGCTGAACTTAAACACACTGTCGGCATCATCCACAAAGATGCACATAAACAGGTTATTAAAATCATCGCCGTTGTACTCTTCGCGCAGCTCGTCGATATCAAACAAGTCGCAACCACCCGCGAGCGCATCCTCAATCGTCACCACATAGCGCCACTGCTTATCAGGGCATAGGCGGCCGCCGTCGCGCAGTTGGTCAAAAGTCGGGAACTCCACCTCCTCACGCTCGGGTTTACCTTGGCGCCAGTGGTCGCCAGTCCAAAACGGATAAGCCGCATGAGCCTTAGTGGATGGGGTAGAAAAGTAGGTTTTGCGCCAGTTCTTATGCGTAGCCATCGCTGAGGCCAGCTTATTGAGCACATCGAATTTATTAATCCAAAAATACTCATCCACATAAACGTGGCCGTGGTAACTCTGCGCCGTCTTACTGTTGGTACTCAAAAACCGCAGTTCGGCGTCGCCGTGGGCGGTATGCAGCACCATCGGGTTACCGGTTAACTCAATCTCAAAAAACTCTTGCGCAATCGCCACAATATACGAGCGGAACACCTCGGCCTGATTACGCGATGCCGATAAAAAGATTTGCGGATCGCCCGTTAATACCGCCTGTTCAAACGCCTCACCCGCAAAATAATAAGTCGCGCCAATCTGGCGGCTTTTAAGAATGTTACGAATGCGTTGATGCAAATTGCCGTGCATCGTCTTTTGGTATTCATAAAGCGATTCATGCCAAGCGGCAAAATCCTCGGCGGTTAAATGGCTAACGTCGTTCTTACGTTTGCGACCTTTGCGCTTATTACCTTCGCCGACATGATTATCAGCCGTGGGATTAATCTTGCTCTTGCCGCCTTTATTGGCACTGGCTGGGCCAAAGCTATTACCTTCATTCAGCGCCGCGCGCTCAGCATCAACCCGTTGTTTTTTAAGCCGCACATGCTGATTAATCAGCATATCCAGCTCTTTTATCTGGTTGCCCGTTTTATCCGCAATATCCGTTAACAGCACAATCCGGCGGGCAATGGCCTCGTCGACTTCTTCCTCGCGCAGTAAATCGCGCCAGCCATACTTATCCGCCCAAAAATAAATGATGCGGGTATTCGGCAGATCTAAATCGTCGCGGATCTCGTCAGGCGTCCAACGCTTCAAATACAGCCGTTTGGCTGCCTCGCGGATCTCGGGGGAATAGGCCATAAATGCGGGTAAAACACCAAGGTCAATAAAACAATGCCATCAGTGTATTGCCTTGCAACTAAGGCTTAACTAACTAAATTTCCTATAAATTCCGATTTAGCAAAAATCGGAATCATGCCGAAGTTTGCCGCGTGATGCCCCATTTACAAAGCCGTAAGCTGTAGGCCTTACAGGTAATTTTTTAGCAATGGGCAGGCAAAAACATGGGCAAGCAAACTGGCTGGGTAATCGCAGCAACCGAAGGCGCAACCGTCGACGGTCGCACTATCACCAAGCAGTGGATTGAAGACATGGCCGCCCAGTATTCGGCTGAAGAATACACCGCCATGATTTGGCCTGAGCACTTCCGCTCAAACTGGGGCCCGTTTGAGGGCAAAAACTGGGGAACAGTCGATGAAGTAAAAGCTTCAACCACGGGCGGCAAACTACGCCTATACGTCAAGTTAACCGCAAACGACTATCTGCTAGAAGCCAACAAAGACGGCCAAAAGCTGTTTATGTCAATCGAAGTAAATACCGATTACAAAGGCACAGGTAAAGCCTACTTACAAGGGCTTGCGGTAACCGACTCCCCAGCATCATCCGGCACATCACGCCTTAAATTTTCAATTGGTGAAACCCAATATGATCACGAAGTCAGCCAGCTAGAAGAATTACTCAGCACTGACTTTATCAAAGATACCTCAGCAAACACCGAAAACTACTCAGCCAAGGAAAAAGGCTTACTTGCCGCAGTGATAGACCTCTTCAAAAAACACCTAACGCCAGAACCTGAACAGGACGCGGCAACCGTCACCACCGAGGATGAACCGATGAACAAAGAACAATTTGACGCCCTAATGGGCAAGTTTGACTCATTTGGCACCAAGTTGAATGAGCTAGAAACCAAGGTCGCCGCCTTCGGTAAACCGCCAGAAGCCGACAAAAAAGACGACGTAACAGTCGATGATAAAGGCGACAAAACAGGTGACGACAAAGGCGCAGCAGGCATCACCGCTGAGCAGTTCAGCAAACTTGAAACCATGTTAACAGGCTTTAGCGACAAGCTTGGCGCAATGGAAACCAAGTTCAACAAATTAAGCGCCGAAGTGCCAGGGCAAGAGCCAAACCCAGCGGGCAAAGGCGACGACTTTACAGTGGTTTAATCGCTGCCACAGCAGATTAACCAATTCGTTAAACATTAGCAGCGAGAACACAGCATGAACTTAACCGCACTTGCAAGAGCCTGCCTAGCGGCCTACACCGCCAACATGGCAACGGCATACAGCCAAACCAACGTCAGTGAGCAGTTCGCCGTCACTGGCCCAATGGAAACCAAACTCCGCGCCGCCATTCTTGATTCAGTTGAATTCCTCGGAATGATCACCACCGCCACCGTTGACCAAATCAAAGGCCAAGTGGTTAGCGTAGGCACTAACGGCATTAAAACAGGCCGTAAGTCAAATGGCCGTTTTGCAGCAGGCCAAGGTGTTGACGGAAATGAATACGAGTTAGTCGAAGTCGACTCATGCGCCTATGTACCTTGGGCAACCTTAGCCACTTGGGCGAACGCGGGCAGTGAGCGCCAATTTATGCAGCTAATGAGCCAAAACGCGACCACAAGCTTTGCGCTCGATATTCTGCGCGTAGGCTTTAACGGTACATCGATGGCGGTAGATACTGACCCTGTTGCTAATCCACTAGGCCAAGACGTTAACAAAGGCTGGCACCAGTTAGTAAAAGATAAAGCTCCAGATCAAATCATGACCGATGCAATTTACTTTAACCCAGACGCTACAGGCCCATTAAAAGACGGCGAGTATAAAACACTCGACGCCATCGTCACCGAAATCAAGTTGACCTTGATCCCTGAACAATTCCGCAACGACCCGCGCCTAGTGGTATTAGTCGGTAGTGATTTGGTTGCCGCAGCGCAAATCAAACTCATGAACCAAGCCGACAAGCCAAGCGAGCGTGTGGCTGCGCAAATGATGGATAAATCCATTGGTGGTTTAAAGGCATACACGCCGCCATTCTTCCCGGGTAAACGCCTCGTCGTGACATGGCTATCTAACCTGCATTGCTACACGCAACGTGGCACCAGTCAGCGCAAGTCTGAAAACGTCGAAGACCGCAAACGCTGGGAAGATAAATACTGGCGCTATGAAGGCTATGCCGTTGACGAATACCAAGGCTATGGCGCAGTAGACGAAGCCGCGATGAACATCGGCGCAGCGCCTTAGGCCATAGGGACGTAAAACCAGCCTAGGCACCTAACCCGTGCCTAGGCCATGTATACCAACCAATGCAGTTAATCAAAAGTTAAAAAAACAGGATATTGCCATGAGTGCCATCGCCAATTTTAAAGCGCGCCGAGAAGCCGCAAAACGCGCACAAAGCCTGCCTTACGACGCACCAGAAAACACCAACGCGCCAGAAAATGAAGCGCTGTTACTGCTCGCCGCCTTACTTGGCTGTGAAGTTGACCAAGCCATTGAAAAAGCACGTGAAGCCGTTGAAAAAAATATCCGCATTATCAATGTCACTCTGGGTTTTGATACTGCAGAAGGCCAAGACCAAACCGCACAGTCCACCGTCACCACCGACGACCAAGGCAACATCGCCAGCATTAGCGGAACTCACACGCTAGAACTCGAAGACAGCGCAGCCAGCGTGAGCAACGCTGCCGAAACCGCATTAGATGCCGCCGATAAAGTCAGCGACTCCGCCGACAAGGTGAGCACCGCCGCCAGCGAACTCGAATCCGCCGCCAGCTCAGTCGACGATAGTGCCAGTTCGCTTGCCTACACCGCCGACGATCTTGGCGACATTAAAGACGAACTCAAGGACGTAGCAGCCGAGCTAAAAAAGCCGTCGGAGGCGCCCGCATCCTCGCGTGGCGCGAAAGCCGCCGCGCCGAAAAGCAGCTCGAAAAAGTCAAGCTAACAGGCAACGCAGAGCACGCGCCAAGCCTGCACTTACAGCTTATCGAGCTGGATGCAGACCTCAAGCGGCTCAAAGCCTACGCACGGCGAAGCGACAAAATCGCCCATAAACGCGACGTACTACTGCCTAAATGGCTGCCAATCGTCGAAGCGTACTTAACCGAGAAAGAGAGCAAACCAAATGATGGAATTAGCGACAATCCTATTTTTGCTTATTGCGCTGTGTGGCTATTTGACGTGGGCAATCTGGACCGTGGTATCGAGTACGCCTTCAAAGCCATTGCGCTTGGTCAGCCCATGCCGCAAACCATTCGCCGCAAATGGCCGGGCTTTATTGCCGACACCATATTCGATTGGGCGGAAGCTCAAGCGGAAAACGGCAGCAGCATTGAGCCGTATTTCGGCACTGTGTTTAAGCGCGTTATTAACGATTGGAAACTGCCGGAACCTGTTACCGCCAAATATTACAAGTTTGCGGGCCTCGCATTACTACGCGCAGCAAACGGCGACATTACCCCAAGCCATATCGGTGATGTGGACAGGCTTAATGAAGCGGATCGACTGCTCGAAAAGGCTGCCAGCCTGCATCGTCATGCCCAGGTAAAAACGGTACGTAACAAGATAGCGATGCGACTTAGGGCACTAGAAGCCTACGGCAGCCAAGGCGGCTTGCCAGAGTAGAAGACCTAAGCCGCACGGGAACGACTCCCAACCATCCAGTGCGCTAACCGAGTGTTTAACGGGTGACTGTTAAAAACCACTGTGACGTTAACCGCACTGAACCCAATTAATGAGTGAAGGCAAAGCAATGAGCGGATTCGGATTTAAAGCACCAGCAGAAGAAAGCATCGTTATTGATGCGGCTAGCGGCTGGCCCGAATTATCAACGGGCGAATTTCGCGAACTGCGCCGCATCCCTGAGTTCTTTTCAGAAAAAACCATTGAAGACTCACTCAACCGCAGCGTCGCCGAAATCCAGCAGCAAATTATTAATTATGTAGGGCAGGCAAGCACTGACACAGACGTCCACTTTACCCTAGGCGCTAGCCTAGCGCCTAATTTTAGTGCGCAGCAAATTAGCATTTACCGCGGGGCTGTGTACGCTCGTTCCCATGCCGATTTGCTGGGTTATTTTTCTGCCGTCGACCAAAAAGACGCAGGCAACAACAAAGCCCAAGACGTTGACCAGCAACAGGCGATACTCGCGCAATCTAATCGCGCCGTGCGCCTATTACTCGGCCTTGGCCGCGCCGGAGTGCACGCGCTATGAGCCAACTTAACGCACTGACATTGCACCTGCTCAACACCTTAAAGCCATACGTTAAGCCAAACGATATCGACGCATGGCAAACCGACGGCCAACTGCACATTATCCAAGACGACTTAGGCGAAGGCATCAATATCGCCAAATGGCAACACAGTGCAGTGATCGCTATTGAACGTTTACCACACACCAAATTTAACCCGTACACCATCTTAGCGATTTTAGCCGCATGGCTATCTGACAACGACTGGCCGCAGGAAGAGTACGGACTATCAGAGCCAGCCATTGATATCGACATTATCAGCGACGATCACGCCCAAATGATCATCAACATCGATTTAGTCGATGACTTAGGCATTGTTGAAGATGAGCAAGGCAACATCCCCTATATGGGCAAAAAATACCGCCTTGAAAATATCCCTATCAACTGGGCTGAACAGGTTGATTTGATTAATCGGGGTGAGCAATGAGCTTAAGCATCGTTGCTAAAAATATTGAACAGACCCAGCTACAGCTTGCGCTTATTGCTATGCCAGCAAAAAAGCGCCAGCGCATCTTATGGCGCATGGCCGACTTAATTAAAAAGCGTTCGCAATCAAACGCAAAAGGCCAAAAAAACTTAGATGGTACGCCGTGGGCAGAGCGTAAGCGCAAACGCAAATCAGGCGCGCAAAAAGACAAGATGTTTCGCTATCTGCCTAACTCTTTAACAGCCAGTTCAACGCCTCAATTTGGCACCGTTTCATTTAAGAAAAAAACCAAAGGTAAAGCGAAGTTTCACGCGGGAACTATTGCTAATCAGCACGCTAAAGGCGCTCGCATTCACAAAGAGTCAGCAAAGCACGCTCAAGCCATGCAAGCGTATGAAGCCAGAAAAGGCCTAGATAAAGGCAATGCAACCAGAGGACAGGCAAGGTTTTTGGTCAAGCTTGGCTGCAAGCGCCGAGGCCAAAAAGGCAAATACATCAGATCCACGGTTAAGTGGATTGTTGAGAACATGAGCTTTTTGCAAGCGGGGCTAGTTATTTCAAGCCTCCAAGGGAAAGAAAAGCACGACGCATGGGATATCAAGCTGCCAGAACGAAACTTCTTAGGCATTAACAGAAGTGAAGAAATGAAAGTGTTCAAGCGAGTCATGCAAGGCATGAACTACGGTTGGCAAGTCAAAAAACAGGACATGAGGGGCTAAAAATGTCACTAGGTAAAGTACAGGTAAACAATCTCAATCAAGGCCAAGGTGACATTCAAGCCATCGAGCGCCACTTCCTATATCTCGGCCGCGCGGGCGCAGTAGGTGAAGAAAGCCAGCTATTTAGCCTTGGCGCGCAAACCGATCTTGAAAAAACCTTTGCCGATAGCGCACTGCGTAAACAGTTGATCGCCGCCCAGCTCAATGCCGGACAAAACTGGACAGCCGCAGCCTATCCGCTGGCCGCCGATGAAGACCTGTTCGACGCCATCACCCGCGCCAACGAAGTGCAGAGCTTTGAAATGGTGGTGATCTGCGACGTACAAACCACAGCGCAAAAACTCAAAGATATTCACGACTACTGCCTAAGTCTGCGCGCCAGCCATGGCCGCTTTGTTAACGCATTAGTGGCCTTGCCGGGCATTGATGTAGCCACCCAAACATGGCAGCAGTACGAGGCAGCCACTGTCGCACTACAAGCAGGCGTTGCCGCGCATTTAGTGGTGCCAGTGCCGCAGCTACACGGTAACAACGTTGGCGTACTCGCTGGCCGCCTATGTGATCGCTCAGTAAGCATTGCCGATAGCCCAATGCGTGTCGCCACAGGTTCGGTACTCGGCCTAGGTAGCGCGCCAATTGATAGCAGCGACGCACCACTAAATCTAGCAACGCTTGAAACCTTAGCTAATGCGCGCATGAGCGTACCGCAGTGGTATCCAGATTTAGAGGGCATCTACTGGAGCGACGGCACCACACTCGACGCCGCAGGCGGTGATTATCAATACATCGAACACCTACGCCCTGTGCACAAAGCCAGCCGCGAAGTGCGCATCCTCGCCATTCGTCGAATTGCTAACCGCGCGCTTAACTCCACGCCAGCCAGCATCGAGTTAAACAAAGCTTATTTCATGAAGCCATTGCGCAACATGAGCAAATCAACCGTGATTTTAGGCACGCAGTTCCCAGGTGAAATTCAGCCACCACGCGATGGCGATATCACCATCGAGTGGACCAGCAACAAGTCGGTGGTCATTTACATGATCGTCCGTCCGTACAACAGCCCGAAAGAAATCACAGTCAACATCTTGTTAGACCTAAACAGCCTCTAAGGAGTCGCCACCATGCGTTTATCTGGAATGAATTTTAACGTCACCTTGGGCGACACCATGATCCACGTTGACACTTGCACACTCACCATTACCGACAACAGCGCGGTAAGCCAAACCAGTGGCGTGCCGGACGGCTATGTCGACGGCGACGTCGCGGCCAGTGGTGAGCTATCAGTTAATGCAAGCCAATTTGAACTGATCTCTAACGAAGCAAAATCAGCCGGTTCTTGGCGCGGCATGAAAGTGTTCGACATGATGTTTTACGGCAAAACCGCCAAAGACGAAGTTAAGGTCGAAGCGTTCGGTTGTCGCATCAAACTTAGCGACTTGCTCGACGTCGACAAAAAAGGCGGCCAAGCGTCACTGTTCAAAATCCCGTTTGATGTAACGGACCCTGACTTTGTGCATATCAACGGCGTGCCATATCTGCGCCCAGAAGAAATCGAAAACATTAAGCAGTAGTCAAGGATAGCTAACGAATGGATGCAGTGGATTTAGTCACCCGTGAGCAGCTACGCGCCGAGCACCGTTTTGAGCAGCAACGCAAAGCGCAAGCCGCCAAGCCAGTACCACCAAGCGCAACGGACTGCGCCGAGTGTGGAGATGAAATACCAGAAGGCCGCAGACAAGCAATTTTAGGTGTACGTCTATGTGTGACGTGCCAAACGTGGAGAGAAAGCCAATGACAAAAAGAGTACGAATCGAAAATGCCGACACCAGTGATCACAAGTTAGTTGTTCAAACATGGCAAGTGGCGCCTGATGGTCAGCCTCATGTGCTAGTCAAAGAAGAGCCTTTGAATTATCCAACAGCGATGACGGAAGGGCTTGTTTTTCAAGGGCAGTATCTGGTGATTAAAGAAGTTTAATAACCGAGTGCCAGCAACTAACAGAGCGATAGCAATGACAAAAGTGAACTTTGGTTTTATCTCAGGATTAGAAGGCGGCCCAGTATTACGCGGATATGTGCCGGATCCTAAGCAATCTAACTCGGGCGTGACTATCGCCACCGGGTTCGATCTCGGCCAACGCTCATTTGATGAATTACATCGCCTATTGCCTGCACCGCTGGCAACCAAACTCGGCCCCTATTGCGGCTTAAAAAAACAAGATGCGGTTAGCGTGCTCAACCAATCACCGCTCACCATCACCGCCGACGAAGCGGAAGAAATCGACTTAAGCGTAAAGCACCAAATGCTAACGCAACTGGTGCAACGCTATAACCGCGACGCAAAAGCGGACTTTGAAGACCTATCAGAGCCGATGCAAACCGTGATCGCCTCAGTGACCTTTCAATACGGTGACTTAAGCAAGCGTTGCCCTAAATTTTGGCGCGCAGCAACCCAAGCCGATAGCGACGCCATGGCGTTAGAACTGCGCGACTTTGGCGACCGTTACCCAAGCCGCCGCAATCGCGAAGCCAACTATTTACAACTGATTAGAACAAAGGTGACGGCATGAACTGGAAGGATATAGCAAGCACCGTCGGCGGCATCGCTGGCGCAGTCGCCCCGTTACTGGGTGGCCCGATTGGTTTAGCTGTCAGTATTGGCAGCCAAATTGCGGGCGCACTCGGAACCGATAATACGCCAGAAGCCGTGGCAGCCGCATTGCAACGCGACCCTAACGCCGCGCTTAAGCTGCAAGAGTGGGCCATGCAAGAGCGCGAACAGATTCGCCTAGGCCATTTAGAGTTGCAACGACTTGCACTGGATGAATACAAAGCCGAACTCAGCGACCGCCAAAACGCCCGCCAAGTCCACAAAGACCATTGGATGCCATCGGCGCTCACTATCGCCTTAGTCACCATGTTGGCCGCACTCATTGCTGTGCTGTTCTTCTTCCCGATCCCCAACGAGAACCGCGACTTAATCGTCTATCTCGCGGGCAACTTATTGCCATTGGTCACGGGCGCCGTGACCTACTGGGTGAGCTCAACTAAAGACGCCAACAACCGCGAAAAACTCATGACGCTCGCCAGCCAAGGCCAAACGCCAGCGCAAGCGCCAAACGTGCCACCCAAAGCAGGAGCCTAACGCATGGATCAGCTAACCAACGGGCTATTAGTGATCATTGGCATTGTCGGCATGTTACTCACCGTAGTAGTGCCGTTAATCGCCTACTTAAACAGCGTGACACACAAAACCCGCGCCGAACTCAGCAACCATAAGACCCACGTTGCCGAAACCTACGCCACCAAGCACGACGTCAAAGAGTTGGGCGACCGCATGGAGCGGCAAATGGAAAAAGGCTTTGAAAACCTAAAAGATTTTTTAACTAACCGAAAAGATAAGGACGCAGCATGAAAAAGACCATCGTATTAACCATCGCCGGAACCGATTTCAGCTTCCACGTTACAGCCCAAGACCATAGCGATTTTATTGATGCAATGGCCCGTGGCGGCTCAGTTACCGCAGCATCGTACAACTTTGCCATGCGCACCATCGATGGCGACCACAAGGACGACTTTAAAAAGCTACTCGAAAGCGCACCAGGTGCTGAGGTGCAAATCGCGGGCGAACTTAAAACCGAGTTCGCGCCAGTGCTGGAAATCACCGTAAAAAAATAGAGGAGCTGATTGAGTCCATCGACTCAAATCAGCTTGAACAAATGTTCATCATGCGCCGCCAATTTTTGCCGTTTGAGGGCGATGACGAACAAAGTTTAGCAAGGGCATGTTGGCTAATGAAACGCCATCGCAAAGACCTAGAAGCCATTATCACCAACGCCGTTTGTAAGGCGTTTGGTGGTAAGTAGAGGAAAACATGAGCTTACCGCAGCCGTTAATGTTCACTGTTGGACTAATAGACCAAATCACCAAGCCGATTGCCAAAATAACCCAATCGCTAGGCGGTCTTGCCTCCAACTACCAAACCGGAACCATGCAAATGGCCTCCGGCATTGGTGGCATTGCGGCCAGCGGTTATGCCTTGCAACAAGCATTAATGCCAGCCATTGAAATGGACCGCGCACTAGGTGAAGTTAAATCATTAGGCGTACAAGACGACGCCTTAAAAATGCTGGCTAATAACTCTTACGACTACGCGCTGCAATACGGTAAATCGGCCACAGACTTTGTGCGCTCAAGCTACGATATTCAATCGGCTATTGCTGGCCTAAACGCCGCCGATTTATCCCGTTTTACCATGTCATCTAACGTACTGGCCGCCGCCACAAAAGCCGATGCCGCCACCGTGACCAGCTACATGGGCACCATGTACGGCATCTTTAAAAACGATGCCATGCAAATGGGCGAAGGCGCATGGGTAGAGCGCTTAACAGGCATGACAGCAACAGCCGTACAAGCCTTTAAAACCGACGGTAAAAAAATGGCTGACGCCTTTGGTGCCTTAGGTGCATCGGCAGACAAAACACCGCTTGAAGAACAAATGGCGATCATGGGCACCTTGCAAGCCACCATGCAGGGCAGCGAATCCGCCACCAAATACAAATCGTTTTTAGCCGGAGTGGGTAAAGCCCAAGACGCGCTCAACCTTAAATTTACCGACTCACACGGCGCAATGCTGCCGATTGTTGACATCCTCAACAAAATTAAAGGCAAGTACGGCGACGTGATCAGCGTGGCAGAAGGCGACGAACTCGCCAAAGCGTTCGGCTCGCAAGAGGCCGTGTCCATGGTCAAGTTACTGTTAAACGACATTAACGGCCTAAGCGGCTCAATCAACATGCTCGGCAAAGTCAAAGGCATGGAACAAGCCGAAAAAATGGCCGCAGCGATGACCGACCAAAGCGAACGCCTCGCTCAAAGCTGGTATGTGATCCGCGCCGCCGTGGGCACCGCGATACTGCCAGCCTTTAACAGCTTTATCGGCAAAGTCGCCGATGCAGGCAAAGAGGTCATTTGGTTTACCAATATGTTCCCCAACATCACCCGTTGGCTGGGCTATGTGGCTATCGGCTTTACCTTAGCCGTGGCCGCTGGCGGCTTATTCACGTTGATGATGGGCACGGGCAAAATGGCAATGACCACCTACGGTCTTGCGGTAATGGCATGGACGGGCGCCAACGCCTTATTTACCAGTGGCCTTGCCACCATGCGCGCCATGTTGCTGGCCGTTAACATCGCTATGTACGCCAACCCAATCGGCTTGATTGTCGCGGGTATTGCCGCCGCCATTGCCGTAGTCGGTGCGCTGATTTACTACTGGGACGACCTTAAGGCCACCATGGGCGAATGGGGATGGGTGCAGGCGATTGTCGGAATCTTTAACACCGTTTGGGGCGGGGTAAAATCCATCTTTAACGACACCATCAATTGGATTATCGAAAAGCTAAATTTAATCCCAGGTGTCGACATTAGCACCAACGTAAGCGCGGGCAGTATGCCAAGCGTTGACGCCATTTCACCTGTGCAAGCCAACCTCACACGCGGCGGCATTAGCCAGCAAATCGCCAACGCCAACAACAGCAAATCGACCACCGTCGGCAACATCAATATTTATCCGCAAAAGGTTGATACCAACTTTGCTAACTATGTGGAGATGCACTCATGAGCATTTATCGAGATCTACATATCAGTAACGGCGACGTGGTGTTAGATGCCGGCTTAAACCCGAGCTATTTAACCGATCGCGCCGCCATCGCCCAAGACATAGTGCACGCCATTTTAGACACCGGCTTAGCGCATCTTTTAATTAGCGACCGTGGCACAGGCGTCACCGCCGACACACAAATAAAACTCAAATTATTAGTCGAGGATGATTTGCGCATCATGCCGGGCACAGTGCGCATTGAACAATCATCAAGTGGTCACTGGTGGGTATTGGCAGACACTATCGACTTTGGCCCTGTAACAGCGCAAATAACCCAAGGTGGAGCACTTTAATGGCTGATAAAATCGACGTGCCAACGATAGATTTTGCCAAAATCGTCGAAGCCGCAGGCATACCGACCACGGAGGACGGCTGGAAGGCGCTATTTAAACAGTACGTTGAAGCCGAAGGCAGCATCATTGCCAACGACTCGCCTTACTCGCCGTTCTGGCGCGTAATCACCGCCATCGTTGCCAAGCCTGCGGCATGGATAGTCAACAAAGTGCTGATTGGGGTGATCTTACCCAACCTGTTTTTGCTCACCGCTAACGATGACCAGTTTGTCGAGGCCAAAGCGTGGGAGCACGACCTCACCCGTAAAGACAGCAGCAAAACCAAAGGCAAAGTGCGCTTTAACCGCGCCGCCTCCAGTGGCCCAAGCTTATTAATCCCAGCCGGAACCTTTGTGCAAACCGACGCCATTAACGGCGTGGTGTATCGCGTGGTTACGCTGGCCGATGCCATCTTGGCGCAAAACAGCTTAAGCGTTTTAGTTGATGTGATTGCCGAAAACGCGGGCGCAGCCTACAACCTTGGCGCGGGTTATTACCACGTATTACCGGAGGCCGTAACAGGCATTGGCAGCGTCACCAATGAGGCGGAATGGATAGACGAAGCCGGAGCGGATCGCGAAAGCCTAGACGACCTAAAACTGCGCACCCGCAACGCCTTTACCGCCGCCGCGCCTTGGCATATCGACGCCGTTTACCGCGCCATCCTCACCGAGCAGGGCGGCATTGATACCGATAACGTGTTTTTTGAACACGACGCCCCACGAGGACCGGGCACGGCTAACGCTTACATTTTGTTAGACACGGGCGAACCATCGGCCGAACTACTCGCCAACTTAAACCAATATGTGATGGATAAGGGCTACCACGGCCACGGTGATGATCTGCTCGTACTCGCCATGCCAGGTATTGACGTAAATGTGGGCGTCACTGTGTACCCGCACAGCTATTTGCTTGAAGCAGAAGTCACCACCTTACTGGCCGACGTTGAGCAGTTTATCCGCTGCGCGTTTCGCGAAAACAGCGACTACACCGCCACCCGCACCGAACCATTTATCCGCTTTAGCTTTAGTAAGTTAGGCCAAGAGTTGCACCGCCAATTTGCGGGTATTGAATCGCTTAACTGGCACCAAACCGACATTACCAGCGCCAACAACGTGCCGCGCTTAAGCACGCTCACCATTGACAACGGTAATGACCTATGAGCATCAAAATCGACTGGTCAGCACTGACCAAAATGCCGTACTGGCTGGCACGTCCAGCCAGCGAACTAGACAAACTGCGTAAAGGCGCGGTGCGTTTTTGGCAGCGCTTTGTCGATATGCTCGCATTCCCAGCTAAACAGCTAGACCCCATGACCGCCGAGCTTGAATTTGTGTACTTACTGGCATGGGAGCGGGATATCGAGCAAATCCCCAACGAGACAGAACACCTATACCGAACGCGCGTTAAGTACGCGCTTAAATTTGCCCAAGGCGCGGGTAGCAAATCTGGCTGGTATTTCATGTTTAACAAGCTAGGTACGCCGTGGATCACCATTGATGAACGGGTAAGCGAAACCGACTGGGACGTAGTAAGCCTGCAATTACTCGACAGCGACCTAGCAGATAGAGCGGGCTTAGTTGACAACATTTGCCGCCAATACGGCCGCACCACGCGCCGCTATCAGTACGACACCATCGCCAGCATGCCGCTGGTCGCACCGCCAAACGATTTTGCATTAGACAGCTTAACAGGCATGGCGCGCTTAAGTAGCGATATGCAACCAGCCATAGGCCTAGGCCTTATGGATAACGAATCACACTTTGTTGTGGCAAAAAAATCACAGCTCATTAGTTAAAGAGATAAGGAACGAACATGGCATCAGTAATCACAATCGCAGGTGAACAACTCTTTGCGGCAAAAGCTCAGGCTAATGAACAGCTCGACATTGACACCTTTATTTTTGCCAACGTGCCAAACCAAGACCCAAGCGCGCCCATTAATCGCGAAGAGGGCATCCCCACAGCGCACATTGTGTATCAGCAAAATGTGCAGCAAGTGGGCCGCGTTAACGATAACGTGGTGGTGTACTCCACCGTGTTAGATAGCATTACTGGCCCGTTCGAGTTTAACTGGGTAGGGCTGTATTCATCAGTTAACCAAAAGTTAGTCGCCATTAACCATGTGCCAACAGTAACAAAAACAGTTACAGCACCAGGTGAAGCAGGTAACACCCTAAATCGTAACTTTGGTATTGAGTACAGCGGCATTGCAGCATTAACAAACATTACAGTTGATGCAGAAACGTGGCAGTTAAATTTTACCGCCCGCTTAAGCGGCATGGATAAGCTCACCCAGCAGTTAGCAGCCGACATGAACGGCAAAGACTGGTTTATTGACGATGGCCTAAAAGTTGTGCCACGCGCCACAGCAAACACCTTTAGCGTAACGCCAGGTGTGGGCTATGTGTCTGGCCTACGGGTAGAGCTCAAGCAAGAGCATATTTTAATCGTTCAAAGCTATCCGCAGTTTGTTTACGTCGACGCATGGTTCAGCGGCAACGCCAACAGCACATGGTCGCCACAACTCGCCTTTACAGTGACCAACACCGAAATGGACGACTACATCGACCCAAGCGGCACACAGCACTATGTGTATAAATTGGCGGTGATCAATGCGGCAGATGATGTGGGAGATTTAAGAATAGAAGGAGTTCAGGCAAATAAAGAATGGGTAAAAAATTTATCACCATCGACATTTTCAACAGATTGGACATTTGATAGCGCACAAGAGATGAAAGCCTTCAATAAATTAAGCTCAGGTGAAAAGTGTCGAACATTTGGATATAAAAACATTAATGATGGTGGCGGGTCAATCTATGTGATTGTAAATGATGAGTTAGAAAGTGATGATGGAAACATAATATTATTGAACAATGGACTTTTTGCGGTAAGGATTAATAAAGATTTTGTTAAATCTTCTGAGTACGGCGCATCAGAAATTGATTCAACATCTGAAATAAATGGCGCCTTGAATGGAAGTAGGTTTTTGACGATAGATGTTGATGTTTCATGTAAGAATGTTGCACCTAAGAAAGGATCTGTGATTGATATATCTAAATCAATATTACTTCCTGTAAACTCTGATAACGGTGATGCTGTAATAAGTAATGAAGGTCAAGATAAGTTATTGATTAGTGGCAATGGTTTAATATCTGGTAATAAACATCAGCAAGCAGGAGAAAATCAGCATAAATTAATACACTTATCAACAAATGATAGTAAAGTACATGGGATAGAATTAGGGTGGAATTACAGTAAGGAATCACCGACTGAATCTATTAACTGTGTATCAATGGAAGGCGATAGAAATATCATGTCAGCATTAAGATTATCATCATGGTCACAAGAGGGATTAGTACTTAAGAACAGCAAATATTGCACAGTAAATAATATTGTTGCTAATGATGAAGATAGTGATTCATGGAGCGCCGTCCAAATTCATGGTTCTCACAATCTTATTGATAGCATTATAACTAAAAATACTGGCGCTTCGTCTGTTGGTTGTGACTCGCAACACTCTATAGTGAACAATATTATTTCTGATACAATTAGATATCATAACGGTGTAAATTTTGGACACGAAAACAAAACTGCTGATTATTCTGTTGCATCGAATATTATTATCACAAACCTGAATGATGAAGTGAATCCAAATGCTGCTGGTCTCTCAGTTTCAAATGGGACTAAATACATATCTGTAAATAATTTCTCAATGAAAAACCCAACGCAAAATAAAGCGAACAAAGGAATAAACATTAGTAATGGCGGTGCGAATAATCAGCTTTCAAATACGGTTATTGACGGAGCTGTAACGGGAGTTAATTTATATAGCTGTGAATATACATCAGTATGTAATATGATGTTAATGAATTGCGATTACGGTATAAATAAAAATGATGATTCAATTTTGCAAATGATTAATGTTGATTTAAGCGGCTCATTAGTTCAGTTGACAGGGGCGGGGGCAACTCAAAAAACTAGGGCGGTTAATGCTATATTTGATAGAAACGACAGCTTTAGTGGTGGGATTTCATTAACTTCTATTTCTTTCCCTTATAGAGTTTCAACAAAAAACATGCGTGAATTTTCTACGCTAGTTATTGAACCTAGCAATGCGAATGGAGCAAAAGCTTTAGTTTATGTATCTGTTAGAGCAAATGGCTATTTTGAAATTAATGTAGCGGGAACGGTAGATAGTGGAGCGCATATAAGATGGAGAATCGTTTAATGAATCAAATAAACATGGTGAGCGTTGAAAATAGAATAGTAGGCGGTATATGTGATAGTGAAGTTGTGATATTAAACAGTGATGGTGGTTTAACAGTTATTGATAGTGTTATTTTTATTAGAGCAAAAAAAATTGAGGCAGTGGACAATAAAGCTATTTTTATAAAATGTACTTTTTTTGAAGGTGATTTTATTCCTGATAATAGATTTTGTATCAATTGCAATATTTTGCCTTATGAAGAAAAAATAAAGATGAATATCTTTATTAGCGGGATTGGAAATGCTAACCCTTAATTCAATCGCTATCAGCCTTAAGGCGCTACGCATTACCGCCAGCCAAGAGCTGGCGACAGAGGACGCCAGCGGCCAAAGCTCAAGCACCGATGCAGCAGAAACGGGCATCAAAGCCAAAATGCTGACCGTATCGGGCTTTGTTAAATTTGACGATAAAGCAATGCTTACCGACATCTTTAAGCTAGCCGAAGCCACGGAAGGCGGCGCGCGCACAACGTACCGCATCAGCAACAAAACCGCCGAGGCGTTAGGCATTAAACAAGTAAAATTCAGCAGCAAAATTGAAGCGGTGGAGCAAGAAACCACCCGCCAATGGAACGTGAGTTTTACCTTAGCCGAAGTGCGCAGCGTGCCGCAGAAAAAGGAAGAACGCGCGCCGCAAGTCGCCGCAGCGCAGCAGGGAAGCACAGGCCAAGGCACGGTATTAGCAGATGGCAGCGCGCCGCCAAATACCGAGCCAGAACTCACGGGCATTATGGCCTTTTTGAAAAAGGTCGATGAGGGGCTCGCATAATGGCAGAACCTAATGCCAAGTTTATTACCAGAGCATATATCGGCGGCCAATTGGCCGCTGTCAGTGATCATTGGTGCGTACTGCAAGCCGCATCACCGGGCACGTGCCAGCTAACCATTGATAAACCCGCCGAGCGCCTAACGCCTGTGACCTTCGAAATGGGCTGGGGAGAGATGATTGAACGGGTATTTTTAGGCTATATCGAGCGCAGCATGCCAGCCGCTAACGGCCTGTATACTGTGTTTTGCCGTGAGTTATCATCGGTATTAGCCAACCACCTAGACGTAACACTGCGCCACCCAACCTTGCGCCAAGTGTGCGACGAAATCAGCGCGCAAACGGGCCTTGAATTTGTGTTACCTGCAAAGCCTTATGCTGATACCGCCATCCCCTGTTTTTACAGCGATACCTCAGGCTATGCAATGCTGGATAACCTTGGACGAACTTATAAAGTGCCGGATTTTATCTGGCAGCAGCAGGGCAATGGCAAAATCTATTTAGGCAGTTATCAAGACTCATTTTGGGCGGGTAAAGCCATCACCATTCCACAAGGCCTTATGACTGACCAGCAAGCGGGTAAAACGGCCACCATTCCAGCCGTGCCAAAAATTCGCCCTAACGTCACCGCCAACGGCGCCCGCATTGCCAAAGTGGAGTTTAAAGGCACTAACATGACAATCACCTGGTGAACGCATGGAACAAGTCATTAAGAAGATTATTTATCGATTATTCCCTGAACTCAGTGCGAAACTGCATTTACCGCGCTGGGGTAAAGTCGTTGCCTTGCCAGAGCTGCCAGCACAGGACGGCGAGCGCCGCAGCGATGCATTCTACCCGCGCTATGCCGCCGACGTGCAGCTACTCGATGAACACGGCACAGCGACTAAATCCAAACCATTGCAAGCCGTACCACTGCCACTCAACGGTGCAGGCAATAAAGCGGGGAGACTTGAGCCGCCGGCTATTGGTTCCATCGTCGAAATTGGCTTTGCCTATGGTCGGCCTGATAAGCCATTCATTCGCACCATTCTGCCGTTCGGCTGGGATCTTCCAGCCATCAAAGCGGGCGAGTCACGCACCCAAACCCGCGAAGGCGTTTACCAGCATATTGATGAGGATGGCAACTTCTACAGCGTGACCGACAAAGACAGCGAGATTGAATGCCTTAATCATCGCATCAAAGTGTTGGAAGACCAGCTAACAGAAGTCTTAGGCCAAATGACAATGAACATCACTAAGGACCTGCGCATAACCGCGAAGAACATCACCGAAGACGCCGATACCATCAAACTTAACGGCGGCTCGGCCGTCGTCACTTGTGCCCATATCTGCCACTTTACGGGCGCGCCACATGGCGACGGATCAACCACGGTTAGCGCAGGAAAATAAGGGGAAGGCTATGGCATTAAGCAACGGATCGTTAGAAGCGAAAATCATCAGCGAACTAGAAGCGCAAGGCTTTACTACCGACGGAACGCACGCATTCGCGGGCAAGATGGCCGCCGCCATCGCCAAAGCCGTGATCGATGAAATCACCGCCAACGCCGATGTGGTAGTGACAGCAGGCAGCAGCGCAGGCACCTACAAAGTAAGTTAACGCATAAGCTCAACGCATAAGCCCAGCCACAGCACTGGGCTTTTTGTTTCTGCAGTACAGACAAACCTATCTATGTGGTACCAACCACACAAACAAATCTCATCGATTAAAGACAGGCGCGACTATGTTGGCCACGTCATCACATCATCACCACGCAAACACCAACACAAACCATTTACGCCACGGAAACCAGCGCTAAGCAAGAAATAAGCCACGAAATCCGCACTCTTCCTCACCCTCCTGCGCGGTTTGCATCTTAATTTTTTTTCAGTTTTAGTTTATTGCAGTTTATAGGCGCAACCAGCGCCATTCATAGGGATTTTAGAGGATCGAAGATCTGAAATGATCGCGATTTATTTCACTGTTTTACAGTTCAATACAGCGCGTTTGGTGATGGCGTAAAATATCTAAGTATTGATTTAATTAGCTTTTGCGTGGTTTTTGTGGGTTTTTTGAAATGGAAATTAAAAATAATAAAAAGATCTAGTTAAGTAAAATCAATGCCTTAACTAGATCAAAAACTGAAATGAATTTAATCATTAAACTTATCATGAAGCTTATGCGGGAATAGCTGAGTATAAACTTGCCACAAAATATTTAGATTACGATGCCCAGTCACTTGGGCAACATCTTCAATCGAGTAACCCTTCTCAAACAAACGGCTTGCACCTTCGCGGCGTAAATCATGGTATCGCAAATCAGTAATACCTAACTCATTGCGCACACGCTGAAAACCAGCAGAAACAGAGGTAGGATTATAAGGGAAAATCAGCTCATCAGTTTTTGGTTGACGCATCACAATGTCAAATGAACCACCAAGCAGTGGTACAATCATATGATTGCCTTCTTTCTTTCGCGGATCCTTCCTATCACGCACTAAAATGGTTTTATGATCAGCATTCAAGTCATCCCACTTAAGCTTGCAAACCTCACCAATCCGCATGCACGTAAGAATACTAAAATCAAGGATATCGATGAACGGTATGCGGATCATTCCATTAGCACGGTAAGACATACGCTTTTGCAAACCATCTTTTAATTTTTCAAGCTCATTTTCTGTTGGCCGCCTAGTTCGTCTTTGGCTCTTACCTACCAAACCCATTTCAATAAGAACAGGCACAGCCTCCTCAAAAATGTGGTAATTAGCTTCGATATTCCACACTGGCGCCGCTTTCTTCATCACGCTGCGCAAATAGGCTATGTCGTGGTAAAGCGTCGATGGCCCAGCGCCAGATGCACGCCGATTTTTGCAATGCTCAATCAAATCGCTAGTCTTTAAACTATCTGATTTAACTTTAGAAATATCACAATCCATCAGCATACGGATCACATACTGTTTAGTGCGCCCAGTTCTAGCCCACAAATCAGCATCCTCATAAAATCGGTTTAACAGGTTACCTATTGAAACAACCTTATTTCTTTTCAAAACAGAATCATGCTCGATTGCATCGCAACGAACTTTTCCCCAAGTTCTAGCGACTTCCTTTTTACTGAAAGTTTTAGACTCACGATGTATAATTTCGCCATTCTCTTTAACGCGCACAGTGCAACGGTAACTAAAATCACCGTTAGCCTTTGCGCGTTTTTCAATAGTAAAAGACGCCAT